TAAAATATTATCTGGTGTAGATTCTTTTCTTGTATCAACAACAGGATTCACTTTGCCTACATTAGCAATAGGAAATAACCCCACATCACAAAATACATTAGCTACTGGATTTGAAATGGGTATGGGGTTAGTTCTTCCTTATTGGTTAGAGAATGCAGAACAACAAAAAATAGAGAATTATTTTAGATGGTATTATAATAAAAGTTTTTAATCATGGAACCAATAGATTTAAGTACACACATTTTATATTGGAATCTGGATGTTATTGGAACTGAAGGTGTACCTGTAGAAATTAGTTATGGTAATGATACGCCTAATAGTATCATTGATCCTTCTGCAACCACTCAAGGTGAAATGATAGATTTATACAACAAAGGTATGTGGCATTTATTTACAGTAAGTTTAAAATAAATAATGCACAAATAGAAAAAAATTAATTAGAATTATGAAAACAATATTATGTAAATTAACAATGTCAGCAGGATATAGAGATACTGAACATTTTATAAACAGTACCTTTCATCCAAATCTTGCAGGGTTTGCAACAGGTTTGAGTACTATTCTGGCTTCACTTGCATATTATTTTAATGTTGTTTTTGGTATTGAATTACCAGTTGGTATTGTTCTTGTAATACTTTTTGGATTGGAAATGTTTACAGGTATCAAAGCATCAAGAAAAGAAAATAAACAATTTGATTCTGAATTGTTTGGAAAAGGATGGTTAAAGTTATTAGTATATATGATTATGATTGGTTGTTCAAATGCTTTATCAATATATATACCAGTTAAATCATTTTTTACTTGGAATTTTAATATTTATGAATGGTTGCATTATGGATTTTATAACTTTGTGATTATTAATTTAATTTGGTCAAACCTTGAAAACTTTAAAAGATTAGGTTGGATGGAGTATGTACCAATATTAAAAGAACTTGGAAAATATATTAAAGATGAACCAAAAAAAGAAGAATGATGGAAAACTTAAAAGAAAGATGGAAAGCAAAAACTCCAAAGTTTTGGAAGAAAGTACAACGACTTGGGGTTATAGTAGGAGCAGTTGGAGCGGCTTTAGTTGCAGCACCGGTAGCATTGCCAATTGCTATCGTAACAGGAGCTGGGTATCTAGTTGCAGTGGGAACGGTAACAGCGGCTCTTTCTCAGTTAACTAAAGAAGATGCACCAAGCGAAGAACCTAATAATTAATTTTATGACTTTAGAACAAATTAAAACAGCTGTAAGAGCAAAAGGATTTGCATGGTTTGATGATGTAGCAAATAAAGGTTATGATGTTAATATTGTTGGTGTTCGTAATAGTGCAACGGGCAAGAAAGTAACAAACTTGTTTGATGATGTGATTACACTCTCTTTTAAAGATGAGAAAGGAGTTTGGCAATTCTATGAGTGGGCCAATACAACTGAACCAGGAAAGAAAGGTGTTCAACAATATCATAATGTAAAAGGAGTTGCTAGACTTGTTCCTGGACAATATAGAGGAACATACACAATTGCTAAGCATCAAGGTAAATATGATGCGTTGTGTCAAAGACTTAAACCTGTAAAAGTATTTAGAGATGCTGATAAAGATTTAGAATATGATGAAGACAATACTGATACAGGTATGTTTGGAATTAATATTCACAAAGCCGGTCAAGATTCTACATGGGTAGAAAATTGGTCAGAAGGTTGTCAAGTATTTAAAAGAGTAAAAGACTTTGATGTATTTATGAAAATATGCAAAGCTGCTGCTAAGATACACGGAAATCATTTTTCATATACATTAATAGAATCTAAAGATATAGTATAATGGCAAGAAATTCATTAGCTGGGAAATCAACAGGAACAAGTAAGTCTGCTAAATATTTTGCAGAAAATCCTGAAGCAAGGAAAAAGAAAAATGCATATAACAAAGAATATCATGCAACTCCTGCGCGTGTGAAATACAGAGAAGAATTAAATGCTGCTAATAGAAAGTCTGGAACTTATGGGAATAAAGATGGTAAAGATAAATCTCATACTAAATCTGGAAAACTTGTAAGTGAAATAGCTTCTACAAACCGTGCTAGAAATGGCAAAGGTAATAATGCAAAGAAAAAATAACACACCCAATTAAATGATATTTTAATTGCAAAGCACTCAGAGATGGGTGCTTTTTTTGTTAAACATAAAATAGTTAAACATTTATTATTATATTTGTCATAATAAATAATAAATGTTATGTCAGAAGAAACCAACCCAGTGGAACGCGAATATACTCAGGAAGAGTTAACCGCAATGAGATTAAAAACAATTAATTTCTACAAAGAACAAGAAACAGTTTTACAACATCAATGTGTTGTTGAAGAACTTAAAGCTCGTGTTAAAATTGCTCAGTTTCAAGCATTTGAAGCTACAATTAAAATGATGCAACTTAATCATGCTATTCATGAAAATGAAGAGGATGATGAATTACCAGAAACAACTGGCGCAGATCATGACATTGATAAAAAAGAATAAGTATGGCAAAGGCATTAGTTGTAAATAAACAAATACCTTTATCTTTAATTGAAGTAATCAAGTTTCAAATAAACATGCATTGCTTTATAAATAAGATTAGGTTAAGCCCGGCTCAATTAGATTGCTTATCTTTATTAGGGTTGTATGGTGAAATGAATATGTCTGATTTTTGCAATGAAGTTGTAACTGATGAAATATTTGGAAATGTTCAAACAACAAGAAACTTTATCACAAAATGTGTCAAAGATAATCTTGTTAAAAGAAGCGGACTTGGAAACAAAATAGTTTCAATAAATAATGAATTGGAATTATTAACTGAAGGTACAATTTTATTGAATTTAAAAATATATCATCTTGAGGCCGACAAAAAGTAAGGATCTGATTAAACAAACTGCACAACAACTTGGAATGTCTGAAGAGATGGTTAAAGATGTTGTAGAATTTTATTATTCTGTAGTGATTAAAAAAATGGAAAACTTAGATAGTCCAACTATATTTTTACATGGGTTTGGAACACTAAGGTTAAGTAGAAAAAAACTACAGAGAGATATTACTAATTTACACAAGTTACTTAACAGCAATGAGCAAGAAGACTTTAAAAAGATTATTAAGTTTAATCTTTCTAAAGTGACTCTTGATTCAAAAGAGAAAGCATTGGAGTTATGTAATGAGTATTATAAAGAAATGTATGAAAAGCGTTATAAAAATTTGGAAAGCAAAAGGGCAAATTCTGGAAGGAATAAAGAATAATATCTTTAAGACTGAACACATTGAAGAAATTGCAAAAGAAAGAGATGTTATCTGTAAGGGGTGTTCTGTATATGATAATGAAGGTAAATCATGTTTAGTTCCTGGAACTGGACCATGTTGTGGTGATTGTGGGTGCAGTATGAAAATTAAACTAAGATCACTTGGATCTGCATGTCCGTTGGATAAATGGCCTGCTGTATTAACACATGAAGAGTATTATTTGTTACAAAAAAAATTACAAGAAGATGATAAATCCCTTTAACGTACCAAATACTGGAGCAAATGACCATCTTTTAAATGCAAGTGCATTATTAACTGTAAACAATACTAATAATTTAAACAGATTGGTTTCTGGTGGAACTATATCTAATACTGAATTTAAAGCAGATACTATTTTTGAAAATCTTGGTGACATTCTTGCATTAGGGTTTATTAAAAGTAATCAGTATTTTCAACTGAAATCAATGCTAAATAGTTCTGATAGAGAATCGCAGGAACTAGCTCGTAAAATGATAACTACACATTTTCAACAAGTATAAATTATGGCAATTAAATTTTATGCAGATGATCACAAGTATATCAGCATTGATGAAAGAGATCCTATTGACTGGATTAGTGTAACAAGATTAATCCATTATTTTAAAGAACCTTTTGATAAAATTAAACAGGCAGATGCTTGTTCCAAAGGTAAAAATCCTAAGTACAATAAGATGACTCCAGAGGAGATCATTACACTATGGGATTCTGAAAATAAAAGAGCTATTAATCTTGGTTCATGGTATCATGATCAAAGAGAAAGAGATGTACTTGCTTGTAATACAATTACCAGAAAAGGTAAAGAATTAACTATTGTAAATCCATTAATGGATGGTTTGGTAAAACTTGCACCAGATCAACAATTGGTAGAAGGGATATACCCTGAACACTTGGTTTATTTGAAATCTGCTGGAGTTTGTGGACAGGCAGATAGAATTGAAGTTGTTGATGAATTCATTGATGTGTATGATTATAAAACAAATAAAGAAATAAAGATTGAAGGTTTTGTAAACAAAGCAGGGAAAAAGAAAAAAATGCTTGGTCCTCTTGCACATTTAGATGAATGTAATTACAATGAATATGCTCTACAGTTAAGCACATACATGTACATAATGTGCAAACGATCTTTTAATTTAAAACCAGGTAAAATCCAATTGGATCATATTGAGTTTGAAATAGATCACTTAGATAAAAATGGCTATCCTGTTGTTGCTACAGATGCTATGGGTGATCCATTAGTAAAGAAAGTTACTCCGTATGAATTACCATACATGAAGAAAGAAGTAATAGCAATGTTTAAATATGTTCAAGAACACAGAGAAAAAATATTAAATCATGGCCATTAAACTCTTTGACTCAATAAACGGCAAGGTTGTTCCAACAGAACATTGTCATACAATTCCTTTTCTTAGAAGAATTATGGAAGAGTATCCAAGTAATCATTTGCAAATTTATTCGTATTTATTCTACATGACTTGTAGGAGTTCTGACAATCCTTATTTTAATAGACCTCAAGAAGAACTGCAAGAAGAAGTTCTTATGGATCTTGAGGTTGATTTTGATCCAGAAGATAGATTAATCAGAATGGCAATTGACAGATGTAAAGCAATGTATGAAACACCTACTACGCGAGCATACAATGGTATTGCAAACATGTTAGAGAAACTTGCATTCTACATGGAAACTCAAACTATTACTGATGGTAGAGATGGAAATATAACTGCAATTGTAAGTGCTGCAAAAAACTTTGATGCAATTAGAAAATCATTCAAAGGGGTTTCAAGAGATTTAGAAGAAGAACAATCATCTAGAGCAAGAGGTGGACAAAAATTAAGTTACGATGATTAATGATGATTTAGGAGAGGTGCATTTAGATATACCTCTATGGGATAATGGTACTTGGACTACTCATAGTTTTAGTAATAGGGCTGAGATGGTTACATCTTTAGAAGCAGATTATTTTAAGGAACCCGGTGAGTATAAATTTGATGACATTGTTTTAGAGTTTCAAAAACAAGGATTGAAATTTAAAAAAGATGGTTACTTCTGTGATGCTTCTGAGAACACTAAAGATTTTATAACTTATTGGGATGATCAAAAATTAAAATCAAGAAAGGGTGTTTTATTCTGGAAAGATGACAGAAAGTATTTTCTTTCCAGAGATTATTATTTTTGGATTAACTTTTTGCCAATTATTGACAAAGTAAAAAAGAAAACAGATTTTCCTGATATACATGATGCTCAATATCACATGGCTTTGTATGAAGCAATGGGTGAGTTAAATTATCAGCATGGTGTCATTTTAAAAAAGCGTCAGTTTGGTTCATCATTTTTTCATGGAGCAAAACTTGTGAATGTTCTATGGTTTGAGTACGGTCCGGTATTAAAAATTGGTTCATCATTAAGTGCTTATGTTACAGGTGTAAATGGTACTTGGAAAATGATTAATGAATATAAAAACTTTTTGAATCAACACACGGCATGGTATAGACCAATGAATCCAAGCAGTGTTGGTGAATGGCAACAAAAGATTGAGTATGTTGAGAATGGAAGAAAGACTGAAAGAGGTAGAAAAGGTGTACTGCAAGCATTATCATTTGAGCAATCAGATACTGCTGGGGTAGGGGGTTTATGTACTTTGTTTTTTTATGAGGAAGCTGGAATTGCTAAGTCAATGGATAAAACTTTTGAGTTCATGCTACCTGCATTACAAGCTGGAGAAATTACTACAGGTTATTTTATAGCTTCAGGAACTGTTGGAGATTTGAAACAATGCGAACCTCTTAGGAAATACATGTACAAAGCAAAAGCCAATGGATTTTATGAAGTAAAAAATAAATGGGCTGATTCTAAAGGTACAGTTTTAACTACCGGATTATTTATACCTGAACAATGGTCAATGCCTCCTTACATTGATCCTTATGGTAATTCTAAAGTAGAGGAAGCATTAGAAGCTTTAACTGAATTAAAGAAACAATGGAAAAAGGATTTAGATCCTGAAACATATCAGATACGTTGTTCACAGCGACCAACTAATATGGAAGAAGCATTTGCTTTTAGGGGTGAAAGTATATTTCCATTAGAGTTAGTAAAATCACACAAAAGAGATATTGAAGAAGGTGACTATCCTTATGTTTGTTATAATTTAGCTTATGATAATGTAGGTGATATAATAGCAACTCCAACAACAAAGAAACCAATATTGATCTTTCCTACAGAAAAAACCGCTGAAGATAAATCGGGTGCAATACAAGTATGGGAAATACCAGATGAAGAAAAGGATTTTTGTACAACATATTATGCATCTGTCGATCCAGTATCAGAGGGAAAAACTGTAACATCAGATTCTCTTTGTTCTATTCATGTATATAAAAATTCTACACAAGTTCAAAGAGTAAAAGCAAATGGAGATGTAGAAACATTTATAGAGGGAGATAAAATTGTATGCTCTTGGTGTGGTAGATATGATGACATAAATAAAACTCATGAAAGATTGGAGTTAATTATAGAATGGTATCAAGCTTGGACTGTAGTAGAGAATAACGTAGGTTTATTTATTCAGCACATGCAGTTTAAGAGA